TTGTAAGTGTCCTTGAATAAATTGCTTCGCTTTCTCTAACAAATAAACACAACTCTCTTGTGTGTTTTTGCGCCAATAGGATTCAATCGCCACCAGCAATGGAGCACCAGCATCACTAATTTTTTGCAAGCCGATTCGATATTGCTTTTTACCTGCGGAAGATGTCGTGCAAATTAATTGTGTCAGTTGTTGAGTTTCACCATCAGTCGTATGGATATTCGCCGTTAAAATAGCGGAGGTATTCTTTTCACTGTCTGTTTCTGAGGCATAGTGAAGACTAAACTGTAATTCGCTTATCTCTTTTGACATAACATTTACCGATTTATTTAGTTAATAAGGTGCCGACTCACAGCTCTTGTGTGAAGTGATTAATTTGTGATTGATACTGTGGTCTGCAATGTGGAAATAGATGGTGGGCACAACTCCACCTAGTGTGCAATTATCAATATTTCTGCATGAGGTTTTCGATAATTAATGAAATACTGCTCGCCAATAAGCTTTATATTTAGAACGGGTAACAAAATAATGAAATGACCAAGCTAATTTTAATTGCTCTTTAGTCTTACCAGATAGCTTTATACATAGATTAATAAATAAATTTTTCATATTTTCTCCAATAAAAAAGGCCGCCTTAGCGACCTTGATTTGACATCGGAGAATCATTCAATTACTTCCCCGATAAATTTAGCACTAATTGAGATTTGCATCTGCTGCATACCTTCAACATGACCAGATAACTCATAGTTATTTCCTGACTCAGAGATATTCAAAATAAGATTAAATTTATCAATATCTCCAAATACTGAGGTTGCTGATCTATTATGTCTTTCTACTGTTAATACAACCTGACTATTATTGACCTTGCCTCTATATAAATAAGCAAAATCACCACCATTAACAATATCGTTTCTAACAGTTACAGTACCATTTCCAAAGTCTTGCATGTTGCTTCGAAAGGTAACGTAATAAATACCATTTTTCATAAATACCTCATGCAGTGATTTTAAGCTGAACATCAGCAGTATGATTTTACCGCAAATAAATAAGTTAAACTAATGCATTGAGGCACTTTGACACACTTATCCAATATTTCATCGTCAACCCTTGAATTTTTATTATCATATGAAATGATATCCCTTTACTCTAAAGTAGGTTTGAAAATGGAATTGTTTAAATACTGTGATAAAAAATACAATTTAATGTCAGGATCAACGTTACGCTTAGGCGCTCTTCATCATTTTAGAAAAATTGAAAATAACTCACTGAGAGATGAAAAAGAAGGTACCTTCACAATTCAAATCGATTTTTCTGATGGAATAATCCTTCCAACAAAAGTTGCAAACTTATTTTTTCAGTCTGGAATTAGATTCGGAGATACTTCAGAGCCACCACCTAGTTTTCCTGGCTCCGTCTCTATGCATATTGATAAGGTTGAAATCGATCATGTGATGTCTCATGGAGTCAAATTTAAATCAGCAAAAGTAACTATAGAGCGTTCTGGGCTCAATAGTTATATCTTTTGTTGCTCCATGAATCCTACGAAACCTCAGTCCTTTAGTGAGTATAATGACTACTGGAAAATATCAAAAGATAAAATTGATCTATTTGGTATTAAAACATCTCAATTAATACTTAAACAATTAAAATTAGCTGATTTTAATTTCTTTCCTGATAGAAATAGACCCCTATCTGAATTTGGTTTTTCAGTTCAACTCCAACACCGCCCAATAAAATACATCGACCGAGTGATGCATATTACCCAAAATAATCTCCCATCATATAATGAATTTATTGATTTAATAGAAAATATTGACTTTTATAAACCATCAAAATTCAAAGATGAAATGGAATATAGATATAAGTTTATTATTCATGAAAAAGGAAAAATATACCTCCCTCCCAAAGACTTTATTGACTTGAATGCAAGCGAATTTTATTTAAAAAACACTGTACTATAACGAATTATTTACAGGTTCAAAAAGAAGCTATACTGAATTACCAGATAGTTGAACCTGTAAGCGTTACTGATAAGTTAACAATTTTATCTCTTGCTCTGTTTGCTCAAAGCGTTCTTTCTCAAGCTCAACACCTAAAACCTTTCGATTAAGTTTTAGTGCTGCTTTTAGAGTTGCTCCTGACCCCATAAAGAAATCAGCAACCAGATCCCCTTCACGACTACTTGAATTGATAATGTGCTCCATCATGGTTGATGGTTTTTCACAAGGGTGCTTGCCGGGATAGTATTGAACAGGGGGATAAGTCCACACATCGGTGTAAGGAACATCTGCAGTCACGAAGAATGGACGCCTTAATAAACCATATTCTTTTATTAATTCTTGGTAGTCTTTTTGTAAAGTGAGTTGTTCTCGTTCTAACTCACTAAAGTGACGAGATAATGGTGATAGCTTTTCTTGTTTATCAGCAATGTGTGTAAACAGTGTTTGTAACTTTTTATAGTCTTCTTCGCTAGGTAATTGCCACTGACTACTACCAAACCAGTGACTACTCATTTGCTTACCTGTTGCCTGGTCTATTTCTTTTGCACTCACCTGCAGTGCTAAACGAGCATTTCTAAAATAATAAATCAATGGCTTAAATACGTCTAACTTTAGTTCTTTGCATTTTAAAGAAAATTCAGAACCTTTAGCTGTGACTGGCTTTTGATAATGTTCAGCAAAGAGTATTCGCTCTGTTGAAGGAAAAAATGCGCGTAGACTTTCTTTATTTTGTCGTCGCCATGACCCTGATGATTTAGCCCAAATGATATGACTTAATACATTAAATCGCCCACGAACAAGCAACTCAGTATCTGATGCCAATTTAGAGCCACAGAATAAATACAAACTGCCATTGGGTTTTAATACCCGCCAAAATTCAGCAAGAACACCATCAAGCCACGATAAATAAACCTCAACACTATCCCACTGATTATCCCATGCACACGATTTCACTCTAAAGTAAGGTGGATCCGTTGCGATTAAATCAATGCAGTTATCAGGTAGTGCTTTTAATACAGAGAGTGCATCGTCGTTAAATAGTTGCATCAGAAGTCCTTTTCTACGCAATAAAAAAGCCAATGACCATTAAGCCACCAGCTTTATAAATTCTTTCTATTTTTTAGGCTGTACGCATATAGCTATTTCCTTGCTTTGCGACAACCCCTGCTATTTCAAACTGAGTTAATAGAAACTCACAATTTTCATTACTTAACCCAGTTTGATTTGAAATCGCTTGTACTGTTTGCCAATCATTTTTTGAGATTGTTTCAAGTACACAACTTGCCTGCGCTGTCATATCATACTGTTTTAACATGATATTTTATACCTTTGGTGAGTTATTGTGCATAACTACACATGTAACTCTGACCAAAGAGAACAGCAAGTCTTATTTTTTAAGAATAAAAAAGACCACTTTAGTGATCTTTAAAAATATTACTAATTGGTTGCAATAGTCTATTTATTACAAAGAGTTTTAACTGCTTGTGATGTAAGCCCTAATTTTCTTACATAAATATCAGAACCAGCACCGCTATCTGAGTGGGCCACCATTACAACTTCAAACATAGTGCCTTTCTCATTTATATCCATTTCAACCCATTCACCAATTCTTGGGTGGGTATTATAGCGCTTTGCTCCAAGCCCTTTAGGAAGGTCAGTGGATACATCTATCGTTATTAATTCGTACATCATGCCTCTCTTAGTCTTGTGTAAAACTGTGTATATGAACCACAATTATAGCACAATAAACCCCGCACAGATGGCAAGGTCTCATTCTATAAGTTAAGTGACAACGAATTCACTCTTATCACATTAGCACCCAAATTTCGTAACGAAAAGCATTTAACTATCAATTGTTATTTTATTTGTCCATTCATCCATTTCTAAAACTGCGCCAGCCATAATTAAACAAGCATCAATAAAGGTTTCAGCTATCATAAGTTTTTGTCTAATTTTACCCTCTGAACACTTCATATCCCTTGCGATTGCTGATTTTGAAATATTCTTTATATAATGTTTTTCTATCAAATCGTATTCATCTTTTCTTCCTACTTTTATTAATTGACCAACCGCTGAATCAATAATTATTCCATCATCATCACAGCAAGAAACGCGACTCTTATTTGTGCTTGGTAATAATCCTTTAAACCCTGCAGCTATTGGCGAGTAATCCACACTATTACCCTCATTTGCTGACCACGCACCCCAACGTGATAAAACTTCCTGCATATCTCTCATACAGACTTCTCCCAACCATTTGTTACCTTGTTGCCTATTAATTAATCAATTACACCTTTATCTCTCTTTCTCGTTTTAATTGCCTGACCTTCTCTCTGTATTTATCTCGTATCTGGATATAATCTTCGCGTCGCCAATTCGGAAGCTCATGAGGCCCTCGTAGCCAATCAACTAATTCTTGACCAAATTTTTCGATAAGTTTTTCCTCATACTTTTGACTTACACTGGCATTTTTATGCGTAAATCGCCCTGCTCCACCATTACATGATTTACATTGCTTATATGCATTACGTTCATCAAATCTCAGCTCAGGGTGTGAACCCACAGATAAGAAATGGCCACAATCCCATTGTCCTCCATGTAAATCTGGAGGATTAGTTTCACCACAACTAATACAAGGCTCATCATGATCTCTGAGCCTGATATATTGATTAAACGCAGTTTGAGCTTGTTTGATAAAATATGAGGTAGGTTTTACTGCTAACTTGCGGGCTTTGAGTTTGTCTCTTGCTTTGATTTCCTTTTCTCTTTGTACCTTTTTGAGTTTTACTAACGCTTTTTCTTTTTCCTTATTCCTTCGTTTTATTGCCAGTTCTGCGCCGTGTTCTGGGCAACACCACCAAATATTACTGTATTTGGGATGAAACCATTCTCTACATATTTTACAGCGCCGTCGCCTTAGCGACTTCATTATGTTTTCCTTTGATTTGTCCATCAGCAATTATTCCTCTTGATTTCTTTTCAAATTCATATATTCAGAATTGCTAGGAATGATGATCGGAATTACCTTCTCAATGCACCATTGTTCATGTTTCTCCATCATGTAAAGCATCCTTTCCTTATCCATCTTGCTGGTTTTTTCACGCTCACCGTTTTCATTGCGCCCTAACCAATGTCCAACGAAATATTCATGCGTTTCTTCATTAGTAATGGGCTTTGATAAAACGATTTCACCGAAGCCATTTTTAATATCGATAACAACGCCACGTGCACGTAACCACTCGCCTGTGGTTTCCATCCACATACGCCATGTTTTATTCATTGGTATGGTTCTTAAATCACGCCACTCGGTGATTTTGATGCGATAGCGTTTACCTGTTGTCACGATTTCGGAGAGCACTTTGAAAATACTATTGAGATTGGATTTATGGAGACAAATATCATCTGTCACGAGGTCTCCTTTTTACTTTCATGAGTTAAAACGATTTTTCACAATACCTTTTAGGCTCTCGTTTCGGTTGAGCGCGATAAGCAGCCATATATTGATCAACTGGTGTAATACTCAATCCTTGTTGGTCAACATACACCGTGCCTGTTTTACCGTGCCGATTGAGCCTTAAAATCATCTCGGTCAGCGTTTCATCTGCATTATCGTGGTACACCGCATCACGATAAATGCCTAACCAATAATCACAATCTTGCTCGATTTGTCCTGTGTCTCTTGAATCACTTGGTACGGGGCGTTTATCTGCCCTGTTTTCCAATCCCCGATTCAATTGTACAAGCAACACAACCACCGTATTGAGCTCTTTTGCCAATATCTTTAGCCCCTTAGTGATTTCACCATAGGCAATATCATTACGGTCAGCTTTTCCCGCTTGCATCAGCGTGAGGTAATCGACACCAATAAACCCAATATCACCGACTTTGCGCTTAATTCTCCGACTTTCAGAACGAATGTGTTGTAAGGACATGCCGGGTGTATCATCCACCCAAATATTGGGCTCATCTTTAAGGCGACCGATGGCACTGCAAAGCCTATCCCATTCATGCTCCTCTAACTTTTGGTAAAATTTATCTGAATTAATCTGGGTTTGTTGGGCTAGTGTCCGTTCAACAAGCTGTTTATCTGTCATCTCCATGCTGAACAGCAATACAGGCTTACCTTGTTGTGAAACATTCTTTGCCATTTCAGTGAGAACGGTTGTTTTCCCCATCTTTGGACGAGCACCAATCACGAACAGTGAACCGATGACAATCTGTTTTGGGCTTAATAGGCGGTCAAAATCTTTAAATCCCGTTTTTAATCCTCGATGTTTCTCTGGGTTATCTTGTCGGTCACAAATGTCGGTAAAAACATCATCCAACACATCATCAATTCGGCGCAACCCTGTTTTTTTTCCCATTTTTCCAAACGAAGTGGCTTCATCAAGCAAGCGTTGTGCTTGTTCAATTTTATCCGTAAAACTTAACTCACTTGGCACCATCATGAGTTTTTGAATTTCAACCGTCTTTTCGATAACAAAACGCTGTGCGGAACACTCTCGGATTTTTTTCGCATAAGCCATAATGTTAGCAATACTCGGTGTTTCTCTTGCCATCTCAGCAAGATAGGCAAAACCACCTGATTGATTAATTCGGCCTTTTGACTCCAGACAATCCGTCACCGTCATGATGTCTATTGGCATACGTTGGGTATACATTTCTCGCAGGGTGAGATAAATAATTTGATGGTGTCGGGCATAAAAATCTTCAGGTTTTAGCAGTGAAAAAATTGATTGCGCATTATCACTTTGCGGGTCAAGCAGTAGTCCTCCAATAACATTTTGTTCCGCCATTAAATTATTCGGAACTTGGTTCATCACAGTGCTCCTTCCCTTGTTTTGAGTACCGTTTCAGGTCTGAGTAAATAATCAAAATTCGCTCGCCAACCCCGATTATTTTCGCCGAAATACCAAGCACTCGCTGTTTCCATAAAATAATCAAAATAATTTTTAGCTGATTCGACTGTAGGCTCTTTGAGCTCTTTCAGGAATTTGGATATTGCTCTTTTGCGTTTGTCATTCAGTGATTCGGCATTGGGTAATCTATCCCCTGCCGATTCGTTGAAGGCTTGCATGATTTCCTGATAAGGAATTTTAGTTTGTCGATTAACCGAAATCTGCTTTGCAGGTTTCGAGTCGTCAGACGATAGTTTTTTAAGGTTAATTGACTGGTTAAAAGACTGACTGGTTCTGGGTAAAAATTTTTGACTACCCCCTAGTCCAACCGTTTGACTACCGTGGTCAAATTCTTTGACTACCTCTGGTACAGAATTTTGACTAGGGGGTACTGTATTTTGACTACCGTCATCAAGAGATTTAGCCTCCAAATCCAGAATATATAAATTGGAAGTATGCTCCTTATCTGTTTTTCGCGTAACTTTACGAACAAACCCTTTTTTACATAAACTTTTAATGTGGTTTATCGCACTTTGACGGCTAATTTCGCAATGACGTGCAATAGTCTCATAAGAAGGAAAGCACTCACCTTTATCATTGGCATTATCGGCAAGTTTCAGTAGCACCATTTTTTGTGCTGTACTCCCCACCTGTAATTGCATGGCTTTTGCCATTAGAAGCATACTCATTTTCGCTCTCCTAATAACTTATCCCGATGTGCTTTCCTTAATTTTGCGTCTTTCAATGCTTCCTTTAAACGCTGACAACCTAGTGGGGTTATTTCTTGTAATAGCCTATTTCTCATGATGTTTTTATGCTCATCACAGCTATTAAATTCATGATTTATTCTTTGTCTCATGGTATAATTTCTCCATTCCTAAGCTGTATCAGCAAAAGGAAAGCTAGAAATCAGCTTCCCTTTAATACTGGTTATTGATACAGTGTATTTGTTAGTCTAAATGGTTAAGTCCATTTGTTGAGAAGCCTCAGTTACTGCTGGGGCTTTTCTTTTAACCTTTCCCTTCCCTTCAAGAGCCTGAATAACCCTTTCTGCATAATCACCTTCAAGAACAACTTTCGTTGGCTTATCGCTGATATTTACAGAGTCAGGGGGTAATCCGAACTTACTTACCAACTGGCAAGCTAAATCGAATATTCTGGCTTTATCTCGACTGGATTTTGAAGGGTGTATTCCTAGCGCCTTAGCGAGTCCGTTATTACCGACTGAATACATTTGTTGAATGTAAAACGTCATCAATTCGTTTGATGAGCACTCTACTTTGATATTTTTTGCACATTCCATTTGTTAAAGTCCTTCTTAGATTACTTCCCATATTGGGAACAGCAGTAATGATCCGTGGCTCATTCCGTATGAGCGGATTGTTGATAATAATTTGCCGATTGAAGTCAAAAGGCACTGCATGAATTTTTAAAGAGCGATTGTGTTACCAGTATTTATTACCCAAATCCCATAAGTGCGGTAAGTCAGGGCGAATATCTTTTCCTTTAACTTGACCGTTTGTAGCTTTAACAATTAATGGGATATGCTCAGGTGATACTTTTGCCTTGTTATGTAGCCACTTAAAAACTGCTTGCTGTGTTATGCCACATGCTTCACCTAGTTTTTTTTGTGTCCCTACAATATCAATGGCGGTTTTAATTGCTTCGTTCATAAAAAACCTCCGTTGTTTATTTTACATATAATAAAACCTTAGTTGTTTTTAATCAACAACTATATTTGTTTGAATGCCAACAACTGCGGTTGTATATTTAAGACTATGAAAACTACTCTTGCACAACGATTAAAAAAAGCTCGTAAATTGTCGGGCTTATCTCAAAAAGAACTAGGCGAGGCTGTTGGTATATCACAGGCTGCAATTCAAAAGATTGAGGTTGGAAATGCACAAAATTCAACAAAATTAATAGAAATAGCTAAAGTTCTGAGGGTCTCTCCTGAATGGTTGTCGTCTGGTAATGGCGAAGAGCCAACTATTCCTGTTATCCATAGTTCGGAAGTCAGCAACATAAGTACTGGTACGCACTCGGATGAAGGGGGTGGTATTAGTAATGCTTATAAGGTTGAAATACTAGACGTAGAAGCGAGTGCAGGTGCTGGCGTGATGGTTATCGATGATTTTATCGAGACTATCACGGCTATTGAGTATTCAGCGGATGAAGCAAAAAGATTATTCGGTGGAAGACCTTCAAATACGATAAAGATGATCACTGTAAAAGGTGATTCAATGGCTGAAACGTTCGAACCTAGGGATCAGATATTCGTAGATATAACCACAAACTTTTTTGATGGTGACGGGATTTATGTGTTCGTATTGGATAACCAGCTCTACATAAAGCGATTGCAGAAACAGTATAAGCGCCTAGCAGTTATATCTGACAACCCTAGATATGAAACTTGGTATCTAGACGAAGATGCTCTTAATGGGCTTTATATATGCGCTAAGGTGCTAGTTAGCCAGTCTATTACTTATAAGTTCCACGGCTAACACAATGGCCTGACGACACGTTTTAGGGTGTGGCGAAAATAATATTTCCCATTTTGGGAAAAAACATATAAGATTGAATAAAGGCCTGAATTACTTGCTATGAGAATAATAGGAAAAGAAAAGATTATTGCCTTTTACACAAAACATAATCAAGCAAAGGCTCCTTTAGAATCATGGCACGATGAAGCTGTAAGATCTAAATGGAAAACCTCGCATGATATTAAAACCAAATATTCGTCTGCTAGTTTCTTAGCTAAAAATCGTGTTATTTTTAATATAAAAGGAAATGATTTTAGGCTTTTAGTTCAAGTTATCTACTCAAATGATATGGTAATAATTGAAAAAATTGGAACTCATGCAGAATACGATAAATGGGGGCTAAAATGAATGAATTTACACCTCGACTCATAAAGAATGATAATGATCTGCAGTCATTTATGACGAGGATTATTGAGCTTGCAGAGAGAAACCCAATAGAAGGTACTAAAGAATTCGACGAGCTTGAATTGCTAGGAATTCTTATAGAGCACTATGAAAGCAAGCATTACCCCATTTCAAAGCCAGATCCTATTGATGCAATAAAGTTCAGAATGGAACAACAAGGATTAACAAATAAAGACATGACGCAATTCATGGGTTCTTTATCTAAAGTTTCTGAAGTGTTAAATAGAAAAAGACCACTAAGTTTATCGATGATAAGGCGACTACATGATGGCCTTGGCATACCAGCTGATATACTAATTCAAGACATGAATGACGTTGAGTGGCTTGAAATAGATGCAAAATTAACATCAGAAAAATTTAATTTCGCTATAACACCTGAAGTATCTGATCAGGATAACTATGAAAATTCATTATCTCGAATGAGAAAATTTGGCTCATCAATAAAAAAATATGTAAAGGATTATATTTTTGATGAATGCTCCGAAAAGCTTACCTTCAATGAGAGTGATAAGATTGTAATAAAAGCTTATCGTCAGGCAAGTGTGCCAGAATTAAAAGAAACTGAATCTGTTAAAAGTGACTATTGTTTTGTGGGATAGAAACATGAAGATAAAACTTACTAATAAGAGAGTGCACAAACTCTCTATAGAGCCGATTGAAAAAGAAAATAAAATAAAGAAAAAGAAAAAAGAAAACCTACAACAAGAATTTTCTTTCGAGGATCAGCTTTTTGTAAATAAAAATGACAAAAAAAAGATAAGAATCAGATATATAGTTAATTTAAGTATTGAAAGCATTTTTGCTTTATATTTAGAATATGATTTTGACTTCGATATTGATGGCGAAGTAGATGATACCTTTAAGGATTCGTCCGAGATAAAAACATCAATTCCTAGTTACACATATCCTTATATCAAAACTTTTATAGAAACGGTAATTACTAACTGTGACTATCCAAAAATACAAATCCCTACAATTAATTTTTACGATTTAGATGACAATATTGAAATAGAAGATTAATTTTTATTCAGCATCACACCCCAGCCCTCCCCGCGAGGGCTTTTTTGTACCCTCTCCCTGCCAAAGAAGTGATCTGCATTCCAATCTGAGATTTTTTTGAAAATAAATTACCAACAAAAACAACCAAATAAAACCAAACCAATATAAAAACACAACTATAAACAACTTTGGTTGTTGACAATAAAACAACCATAGTTTTAAATATAACTCATCAAAGGCAAGCAACATGAAAAACAGCCTAATGTTCTTTAATAATTTGGAAAGTCGGAACAGCATACCTACCCTGTTTAGACCCTTACGCAAAAATGCGACGTATCACTAGGCACGATCTGGCTAGTGAGAATGTTACTACTGCACGAGAGTGATTACAGATAGGAATAGGCAACACTGGCAGATGTTAGGTATGTAAGCGCAAGAATACTAATTCTAGGTCATTCAATGAGTGGTCTATGGTAAGTAAAAGAATAACGGAGGTTATGTGGAAATTTACTATCAACCACCAAAAAAATTTAAAGGCAACCCAACACCAGTTAGCGTTAAGAAAGTTAACAGCAACTCATTCAAGGCTAGGCAATACGCTAGATATGCATCTTTCAGAGCTAACAAACTGAAAGAAGAAGAAATTGCTAAAGCTAACTCAGTGAAAGAGAAGAAAGAACGCCCTGTTCTCTCTCTCAAACCAACAAAGCATTATCCAAGTGGAGATAACTGCTGCTTACCTAATGTAGCAGTATTTTCAGGAGTTAAAACAAAACAGCCGAGCAGTGAGTTCGGGGTGACGGCAAGATAAAGCCCACGGATGGGCTTGCCATTACATAATGCTTTTAGCTAGATCAGAAAGCAATTTAGTAAAAGAACCGGTATTAGAAATCAAAATGTCAATACATTTTCCGATAACACTCTCAACACCTTTTTCTTTTATATAGCGGATGAGCGTTGTCTTTTCGGCATCAGAAATACTAGCATCATGAATCATAGATTCTAGTTTATTAATAGTGTCTTGATGGATTTTAATAGTCACTGAATTTAGTTCATTGCCAATGGAATCCTCATTTATATAATCAAATCCTTTTGAAGTGAGAGCCATCTTAGGCAGGATATATCCGAATTTACCAGTCCCGCTTAACTGAATTGCACCATCTTTAATTAAACCTTGATCTTGTAAATAATTGATATTATATGCCAGTGTATCCTTACCAATACGTATCTCTAATTCAGTAAGTTGACTATTGCTTATTGGTTTCATTGGATAATTGCGATTATTTAGTGCTATCAAGATATTGCGTTGTATTTCAGATAAAGAAGTCATTCTTATTGCCTCACATTGTAATGGAATTAATGATAATACAATAGAGCAATGCTACATAGGTCTTATTACGATCAATCAAAAATAACTATCTGTTATCATTATTAAATATAGGAGAAAAAGCCATCGGTCAGCAGTAACCCACCACTTAATCATTCATATCGCTATTAATAGTGAGGAATACGCACATAAGGAATTAATTATGGGTGATGTAGGAGGCGATTTTCGCGCATACAAGGAAATGGTAAAAGATCGGAAATTAGAGCGACTTAAAAATAATACGGAGCAACTAAAGGATATAGATATTCCGTACACCAGAGATTCAAGTGGAACTATTCACTTTCAAACAAAAAAAGGAAAGGTTCTATTTTATCCAACAACAAACAAATATCAGCACAAGCGAAGCGTTAAACGAGGTGGTCTATTTAAGGCTGTTGAGTTAGCAAAACGCCTCGGAATTTAACCTACCGCACCAACACCAGATAACCGCCTTATCTCTCATCTAACGGGGTCACCATGAAAACTAACTATTACAGCGCTATGCGTGACGGCATGGCGGTGCGTATCACTACGCCTCAAGCACGTAAAAATAAACGTACAAGCCCATGGTTATTCAGTTTAGCTGTGGTCATTGTAACAACCGTTGGCGTAATACCGACATTTGTAAGTTGAGGTGATTATGCAAATTTCATACAGCTACTCGAACGGAACTCGGGTAGTAGACGACAAAACAGTCATGGAATTTGACGAAAGTAGCAAACTCAGTATTGAGACAGGAAGTTTCGCTGAGCTGGCTAAATTAACGGAAATCGACCCAGTTGAAGCTCTGCAATGGATTATGCAGTTCGACAAGGAAGAGATTGACAGGATTGTCAATGAAGCAAGCAAGGATGCACCTGTTTCTAAGATGAATCTGCTAAGGAGGGTTGCGTGACTCAGCATCAACAATGGCTAGAAGAATTACGCAGGAAGCGTAAAGAATCGCAGGAACGCGAACACGATGAATTTATGTATCAAACGGAAGTGTTAGGACGACAAGGATTGTCTATGCCTCTCAAGGACTTTTCAGGAGATTTTCAATGAACGTTTCTAACTCATACCCTACCGATAAATACCCCCAATTAACATCACCGTCATTAGCAAAAAACAGAGAGGAAGCTCTGGCTCAAGCTATTGCAATGATTGAGGGGTGTTTGCCAAATACGAGTGCGCCAGACAGGGAAAAACGATTAGCAATGGAACTGCTACACATGAACTTGGACGCATCGAAAAATCACCCTCCTCTACCTGCTCATATTCAGGCATTACGTGATGCGGAAAGGAATTCTGCACCGAGTAATAAGTTTGAAGTCGATTACTACGGAAGCGATCGACGTCAAGGTCAATACTTAGGAGATTAGTATGAAATTCGCCAAGGCAATGCGAAAAAAAGCAAAATTAAGGCTCGCTTTAACAGGGCCTAGTGGCTCAGGTAAAACCTATGGAGCACTGGAAATAGCCAAAGGACTTGGCGGAAAAACGGCATTGATTGATACGGAAAAAGGAAGTGCTTCTCTTTACTCTGACCGTTTTAATTTTGACGTATTGGAGTTAGATCCACCATTCACACCAGAGCGATTTATTGAAGCTATCGGGGTTGCGCAGGAAGCTGGCTACGATAATTTGATAATCGACAGTATTACTCACGAATGGAGTGGAACAGGCGGATGTCTAGAATTACTCGATGTGTTAGCAAAAGCCAAGTATCGAGGCAATACGTGGTCAGCATGGAGCGAAATAACACCACGTCACAATGCATTTCTCGACGCGATACTACGGTCTGACCTGCATATTATCGCAACGATGAGAAGTAAAACGGAAACTGCTCAGGTCGATAAAGGCAATGGTAAGAAAGGCGTAGATAAACTTGGCATGAAATCAGAGCAGCGTGACGGGGTTGAGTATGAGTTTACGACTGTACTAGACCTAAATCACGAAACTCACACGGCAATGGCAAGCAAGGATAGAACAGGATTGTTCAGCAACGCCGAAGTTACTCAGTTAAATGAATTAACAGGTAAAAAGCTAATGGATTGGCTTAATGATGGACGCACTAAAGCAGAGATAGATCTAGCTCACTTTACGAGCATTGCAACGGAAGCACAAAACATGGATGAGTTAAAAATCGCCTTTAGTGAAGCATACAAAGCACTTAGAGATACACCTGAACAAGCGGAGGCTCAAAAAGTGTATGAGCTAAGAAAAGAAGAACTAACCAAACAAGAGGTAGGTACTGATGGCAAGTAAAGGCGTGAATAAATGTATTCTCATCGGTCACTTGGGGCAAGACCCTGAAATCCGCTATATGCCATCAGGTGGCGCAGTAGCAAACCTCACACTAGCTACATCGGAATCGTGGCGTGATAAACAAACCGGTGAGATGAAAGAAAAAACTGAGTGGCATCGAGTGTGCATCTTCGGCAAATTAGCAGAAATTGCAGGTGAATATCTGAGAAAAGGCTCACAGGTATACATAGAAGGTTCTCTGCAAACCAGAAAATGGACAGACCAAAGCGGGCAAGACCGATACACAACGGAAGTGGTAGTTAATGTCGGCGGTTCAATGCAGATGTTAGGCGGTAACGGTGGTAACGGTGGTAATCAGGCAGGAAGCCAGAAGACACAGCAGAATCAAGGATGGGGTCAACCACAGCAACCGCAAGCACAAAAACAAGCATCGAGTAATCAAACACCACAAAGTGAACCTCCTCAAGATTGGGATGATCCTATACCTTTCGCCCCTATCGGACTCCCCTACCCACGCCACGCTATTTATGTGATTTAACCAAAGGATATAACCATGAGCACACCAAATAAACTGCAAAATTTTATTTATTACCTAACGAAAGACGCTGCCCGTGATTCGTTTAAAGAATGGCTAGAAGAAAATGAAATTAGCGATAACGAATACGAAGAAATAAAAAAATGGTTTAAACAATTCGACATTAAGCCATACGTTTAATTACAGGGATATATTTGCAAGGATGCAAACAGGAGATAGATATGAACATTAAGCAACTACAGCAACAAATTCATCAGCAAAACAAAGATGCAGGATGGTGGGATAACCCACGCGAAAAAGGAACGTTACTCTGCCTTATTCATTCAGAAATCAGTGAGGCAATGGAGGGCGAACGTAAGGATTTAATGGACGATCACTTACCACATCGGAAAATGGCTGAAGTCGAACTTGCTGATGCTGTTATTCGTATTTTGGATTATGCAGAAGCCTTTGGTTATGACATTGAAGGGGCAATTGCTGAAAAACTAGAATACAACAAGCATCGAGCAGACCATCAACGGGAAAATCGCACAAAGGAAGGCGGAAAGCAGTTCTAATTTAACTCGCAGGGATGCAATAAGAGGAATGAATATGAAAGACAGAATAAAGTTTAACGATGCAATGTTAGCGGCTGTCATGGATGGCAGAAAAACGCAGACACGTAGACCAATTAAGCCACAGCCAAAACTCAACGAAGAGCATTTAAAGCAGATGGGTGCAATCGCAGAGGGATTTACGCTTGCTCAGGTGGTTAACTCAGCGTGGCAAGCTGGATTCATTGATGTTGATTGCCCGTACGGTGAGATTGGCGACATTATCAACATTGCAAACAAGGACGGTAATATCAAAGGAAAAATTGAAATTACTGACGTCTGGATTCAGCAAGTAAACGATATCAGCGAAAGTGATGCAGAAGCCGAGGGGTTTGACGGGAAACTAAATGCACATACTTCTGACTTTGCTGCGGTATGGATTGCAATATATGGAATTGATAGTTGGATGAATAACGATTGGGTATGGGTGATTGAGTTTCTCAAAATTGATTGAGCATCACCACTTAACTATACTTTAGATGGTATAGTTGTCCTTCTAACATAAAGGAGGTAATAATGTCTGTTGATTACTTGGTGGTAGGTGGAAGTCTGCAAGGTAAAATAATAACAAGAGATAATCTGGTTAAAAAACTAGCAATTACTAATAGTGTAATATCATCAACAAGCCAGAAAAAATCCAGTCAAAATATTAGTTATACCTTAGATGTTCATTTCCATAGTTTTAATGGAAGTAGATATGCAATCGCCGTTAATGGGTCATTTGGCACTGACATACTTGATGAGTTAATAGCTAAATACAAACCGAACCCAATACCTAATGACTTGATAAAATAACGACTGTTCTTTGACTATCACATGGATGTGAGTATGATTCCTGCTTTAAATAAGGAGGGGGTATGTCAGCTCAATTTATTACTCTTATGGTAGCAATAGTTGCAGGAGCAGTGTCCATTGTTGGCCTTGTAATCAATAAAGAAAATAAAGTTTCTGAGTTTAGACAAGTTTGGATTAACGAGTTAAGAAAAAATCTTGTATCAATAATCACGATTATCTATCAAATAAAAACAATTAGACCATCTAAAATAAGAGATAAAGAAACGGTTATTTCGCATGAAGAAAAATTGGAAAAATTAAAAGAGCAACTAACAAGAACAAAATATGAGATAACACTTAGAATACACAAAGAAAACATGACTAATGATGAGGAAATGTTAATAAAATATCTCAATTCAATATGTACCAAGGCATTAGAAGGAATAAAAAATGATGACGATATTGATAATTTCATAAATCATTCATCAACAGTACTCAAAACAGAGTGGGAAAAAGTAAAAAAAGGCGAGAAAAAATATATTTTCTGGTCACGAATTTTCTCCACCTTATTTGCTATAGTTCTCTTTTCAATAGTTTTTTACGCAGCATATAAAATACCAGAAATGAAAGAAATGTATTTTAAAATATTAGAAAATTTTTAAAAGATAACCCAGCACTAGCTGGGTTTTTTATACCTAAAATTCAGAGTAACAATTCATGCAAATAATCGGATATGTATTACTCATGCTAATACAGGGTTCTACTGTACCTGTAACGGAAGATATATACACGCAATCGGAATACAATAAACGTGCTGAATATTTAATGTCAGTAAGGAATGTTAAAGTTGTTTGTGGAGAGGTATGGAATGAAAGATAAATATTATGCTAGCTTAGAAAATTACAAAGATTGTATTGAGATTGAACCTACAACAAAAGATTGCTTTGTTTTAAATACTCCATCTTGGAATATAGATGTGTCAAAACAAGACTTAATTGACATCAGAAATACTATTAATGAAATACTATTAATGAAATACTAGGAGATGATAATGAATAAATACACCGAACTATCTGATTTCGAGATTAATTTATTAGTAGCTCAATCTGTTTTACCTGAAACGCAATACGATGTAATTAAACAAACAATGGATATTATCCAATTCCTTGTTGATGGCTCGTTTGGTTATCGCTTTTTCGACCCATGCAATAACCCATCAGACGCAATGCCGATTATTATTGAAAATAAAATAGGGTTATCACCAATGTACCATTCTAATAAATGGACAGCTGACTGCCTTGATTATGACTTCATGTCAGTAAATAAAAACCCATACCGTGGCACTATGGAAGTTTTTTTAATGATGAAGGATACGGAGAATAATCAATGAAACGAATTACATTATCAGAATGGAATAATAAATATTTCGCTAACCCTAGAAGTCAACGGCAATTATCTCGCTATATAAAGGAAGGTAGGTTATACCCTGCTCCAGAAAAGGTTGGTAGAGAATATGAGTTAGAGCCGTGGACAATTCTAACAAATGACAAAATGGTAAGGGAACCGCAATATTTAATGGAGAAAATTAATGGGCAGAAGCAGAAGTGCAAAGAACAAGGGGCTACCGCCTAACTTGTATTTGCGTAAAGGGATTTACTATTACAGGGATGTAAGAACTAAAAAGGAATTTTCTGTTGGCTCAAACAAATCATTGGCAATAACCGAAGCCATACAAGCCAATTTAGCTATTTATAAACCTAAAGAGCCATTAGTTGACAGAATTAATAATGTTCACTGTGTAACATTGCATGAGTGGCTTGATACTTATAGGGGGAAGGTAAACAGCCGGGGGTTAAAAGAGAAGACGCTCTACGATTACGAATCAAGAATAAAGTTAATCAAATTACACTTTAATGACTGTCCAATTGAGAATGTAACACCAAGAGATGTAGCCACATTTATTTCAGAGTACCCTAAAAAGGCAATGGCAAAATTACTAAGGTCCACTATGCTAGATGCTTTTAATGAAGCCATTGCGGATGGTGTGATAAAGGAAAATCCCGTTTCCGTGACAAAGCCACCAAAAACAAGTGTTCAGCGATCAAGGTTATCACTAGAAGAGTTTAAATACGCCTTGGAGCACACAAATGACAAATATAGGCATATGTTCCTATTGGCGATACTTACAGCTCAACGTATTAGCGATATTATCAATATGAAGTGGGATGATATAAAAAATGATAGGCTGTATGTCACTCAAATAAAAACAGGTTCTAAAGTAGCAATACCACTCTCATTAAGACTGGAGTCTATTAGTTATTCTATTAAAGATGTTTTAAATCTCATGAATAGGAGCTCAGATAAAATCTGTGGCAATACCACAGCAAAAACATTAAGAGGTAAGTTTATCGAAGCCCTACCTGAGTATTTAGAGAATAAACCAACATTTCATGAAATTAGAAGTTTATCTGCAAGATTATATGAAGAAGAAAAAAGTGCTGAGTTTGCAAAGAAAATACTTGGCCACAAATCTATGAGAATGACAGATAAATACCTTGATGATAGAGGTAATGGCTACGTTGAATTGTGA